ATTATTCTTAACAGATAAATACGCAGAAGTGATGAAGCAAATGAAAGAAGATGTAGCAGATATGGGAACAAGCACCCAGACGGCTCAAACGAACTATATTAAAAAAGATAGTGAAGTATAGAGACGGAGGGTTGGGATACTTTATTACTTTGTTATAATTAAAACCTTCTCTTTTATTATTATTTATTCTTAATTTTAAAAATAATAAATAACTATCCCAACTATCCAATCCAAATTGCCACAAGCACATCTTTGGGCAATCCCGTTTTATCCTGTGTGTCTTCCACCATTTTGTTAAACTCTTTCAAATCCATCATCATATCCTTCATACAGATGATTCTCAAAATTATCCATCGACCACACGTATTAATACCCTGTTTAAGTTTTTGAAGTTTCTTCTTATTATAAATTAGCTTATAGCCTTTGCTTTTCGTCATCAATTTAGTCAAATAGTCTTCATCTTGTCCTAATAGCATATTTCTCATTTTGCCAAGTAGATTCTTTTGTCTGTCGGGAATACCGCTGTAAGGGTTAAACCATTCGATAGTCTTATCATATTTTAAAATAGCACACCAATGCCCCTTATTGACACTATCCTCAACTAAAATTATACGGAAGTCTCTGGGTTTAGGCAATAATTCGTCGATAGTATTGTAATTTGCTAAATCGCTATATTTGAGTATTTGACCCTCAACACCATCACCAAAATAGCGTCTAATGTCCCCGTCAGTAATATTTGTTTCTATTCTATCACATATCTCATCTTCACTTAACGGCTTCGATTTAGTAATGAAATTATCAATATGAACCATATTTATATATTACATTTATATTTTAATATTTGGATTTTTCATTTTATTTAGGAAGAATAAGTATTTTAATAATATTTTGGCTTAAATAAAAATCTATTGTATAATATATAAATGGTAAATTACGAAAACGACTATCTCTGGGGAGAAGCCCAACAACGAAGAATATTTCCTACTCTGGAAAAGAAATGGAAAGGTTTAAGACCCCAATCACGATATGCCAAATATGACGCTATAAGTGATGAAGTAAACATGGAAATAAAAAGTAGGAAAAACTTAAAATGGAATAGCTACCCTACAACTTTGCTAACGATGAATAAAATAAGTGATACTTCAAAAACTAATATATTTGTTTTCAACTTCGTCTTTGATATGATAAGAGATAAAAGCGAAATATATTATATCGAATACGATGAAGAAAAGTTTGCGAAGTATGAACGTAAAATGTTTAGCAGAGCCAATTTGAAAAGTGATGAAAAGGACTATGTGTATATCCCAGTCGAAGACTTAATATTTTTACACAAGGACGAATATGAAGTAGGTAAATGTCTACTATTAGCCAAACCAAAGCCTCAAATGGTAGAAGCGATTTAAATCAAAATATAATAAATAAAAATCTAATTACTTATTATATGAACAGAATAAACGAAACCTATTTAGACAATCTTATTCGAGATTTACATGGCGAAGAACACGCCTTTTTCTCACCAAATAGCCACAAACAAGAGTACCCAGATGATAAGTTAACTAAACTAAATCAACTCAAAGTAAAACAAATAAGTAATTTAAAATATAACGCCCAAAAATTAAAAGAAATAATTGAAAAAATAGACTATCAAATTAAGAACCCAAAGATAAAAGCCGTTGGCATTTAAACTAATAATCAAATGCTCCATATTCTTTTGCTAATTCAATAATTATTTTTTGTTCTATTTTGGAAAATTGGTTTATCATATGCCCGTCGAAACTACCACTACTACCAAACTTGCCTACAAACTCATATTCTTTTTCCTCATCATCAAATATTTTATTTGCTCCATATTGTAGTCTATTCTTTAACCATTTTCTATATGTGATACCTTTTTTAGGTTTACCATTATCATTTGGCTCAACCATATTATTAATGAAGTCTTTGTATAACTCTACGGCATTTTGTCGTCTTTTCTGGTTAGCTATAAGTGTGTCTAATTCTGTCATCTTATTATACTATATAGTATAGAGATGCCTTTAAGCCTTTTATAAATATATATATTAAGTAATAATATATATTAATAATTAAAGAATATAAAAATAAATCCTGTTGATATATTAATGGGATATACGAAAGAATATATCGAAGGCTTTTTAACATTCTGGTTTGCTCTAATTGGCATTTTTATTATAATGAATACCTTACCAAATAACGGCTGGGGTTCTTGTAGACATCTACGAGGTATAGGAGATAATATTGGTTAGGTATATCTAAAAAATATTATCAATAAGTATATAAATGGGCTGTTTGGAACGATTTTTTAACTGGTTAAATATATCTAATATGCCAACGAGCGAACAAAGTATTATACGGGATTTAATGACTATTGGAGCTATTGAGAGCTAAATGGGGGTAATTGGTAATTTGACATTTATAATATTTACATATATTTTCAAAATGATATGTAATAGTAGTTTCAACAACATCTTCAATATCACATTTTTCATTTTTGACAGCCTTATTAATATCTCTACATCTAACCTTTTCAATCGAGCCACGAGGCTTAAATCTATCCATATAGAACCAATAATTATAGCTATCACAATTGTCTATTATATATTTATCACCAGTTGGAGTTTTAACTTCAATATAATAATGATAAGGACTGAACCCATCATTAGGGTCATCATTAATAATATATCTTTTAACTTGAACTATACATTTCATTTTATTTTCTTTGAATAGCTTTTTTAATACACCAGAACCATAGTAAGAAAATGCTATACATCTTTGCTGTAATTTTGTATTATTATAAATAAATGTGAAGGCGTTTATTGTTGTCATTCTGTTATACTATATAGTATAGAGAAGTCTTTAATATGTTTAAGGAACAATATGTTATAATTTTTTCATTTATTCTAACCAGATTATATCTTTTGGCAAATCCATTTTATAACAGTAATAGAAACAATCGAAATTACAAGCATTCTTCCAGTTATCTGGCGTTTTTCCATCAACTTGTTTTTCAAAATGTATTCTCTTACGTGGTATAATGATTTGTAAGCCCTGATTTTTATAATTTTCTCTAACATATTGAGTATTAATTTTACTACTGGGCAAAATCAAAATAAACGGTTTATCTAACTGTTTTAATCTTATTAAGACTTCTTTGCTCTTACTGAACGGCGGATTACTAACAACAATATCCCCTAAATTGTTTTCAAAGAAATCAACGGGTTCGTGTATTACATTAAAACCCAGCTCTTGTAAAAATGTCCCACTTTTGCCATCACCATAGAATGCCTCCCATATTAGCTTATCTTTTGGTATTAAATGTTGTATATTTTCCCAAGCATATTTAGGGGTCATATAGTCATCGTGTTTTAAAAAAGTCTTTGTATGAAATCCTGCCATTATATTTTGTTATACTATTAAGTATGATTATATCTTTAAATCATTTACAAATAGATATTATTTAATACAACATATTCTTTATAAAAAGGATATAAAGCCATCTCTATACTATACAGTATAATAGAATGACTGAAATAGCTAAAACTCTCCCTTTTGAACTTGCTAATTTTATCTACTCCTTTGTAGGTGTTCACCCAGTAGCTCAAATTATAAAAGACCATTTCGACAGAGATGACCCCGAGATGTGTATTAAATGTAGAATGTATGAAAAATATGATGACGGATATTGTGAATATTGCTATGCCGAAGTATTAGGAACAGATGTATATACCTGTGGCTGTTGTGGCGATAAGACATTTATATATGGAAGACACAATAACATAGAAGGAGGACTTTATTGTGATGGCTGTATGGAAACCCGAGATGAAGATGGAATGCCATTATCACTCGAAGACTTATAAATCTAAAAATACATATATATAATCTAATACTACATATATATAATCAAACAATATAATGAAATCTAAACTATTTTAGATTTTATTAGATATTCAATAGTAATAATTTTAAAATTATTACTTATATAATCTGTTTTGTATATAAGAAATCTAACTTATATACAAAAAATCTAATACTTATAAGTAATCTATATATAATAGATTATATTTCTGCTATATTAGATTTCTGTGCGTCGAGCTTTGGCTTACGGACGTTCAAATAGTACTGCCTTTTCTTTTCCAGCATGATTTTATACTTCTCTGGGTTTTCATTTTTTAGCTTGTCATTATAGCGTTTACACTTCTCACGGCATTTAGTGGGGTTTGCCTTCTGGTAATCACTCACACGCTTCAAATGCTTCTCGTAAAATGCCACTGCTTTGTTTTCTTCCATTATATACTTAATAGTATATATAACTCTCTATATTGTTTCTTTAACATATAATATGAAAAATAATAATATCATTCTTATTATATAAAATGTCTTTGAAACATATTCAACAGAGTAGTATACCTATCATATTTGGCAAAGATTTAGATGTGCCTCTTGCGGATACTTATATAAACGGCGATTTAGACATACAAGGGCTAATAAATGGGACTTCATCACAAGGGCAAAATACCAACAATATATGGACTGGTACTAATTCATATTCTGTTTATAGACCAACAAGTTCATTATCGAGTGTAGGATTACAAGATGGAGTCAATGAAACATTTTTAGGAGCTACAATTATAAATGGAGGAATCATTAATCAAGGAGCAACTTGGGCTGGAACAAATGATTTTTCCGCTGGTGGAGCTAATTATATAGTTGACGGAACTGGGACACAAGTTTATATACCACCCGTTGCGAATACAGATGCTGTTCAAGGCAAATATGTAGCGGATAGTTGGAATGCGAAAAACGCCTCTTACCTTACAAGTAA